TGTTTATCATATAACTATCATATTCTAGTTGATAATTTCTTTCAGCATACTGTTCTCTTAGTTTCGCACCTTTAGTTAATTCCGCATAGGCTTCTTTCTGTAATTTATTTTTTCTATATATATCTGTTTCAGCCTCTGCCATACTTCTCAATTCTTCACCTCTAGCTTCATATTCAGCCGCCAAGATTCTAGCACCTTTAATTCCTTTATCAGCATTACCTTCCCACCAAGTATCAAGCTCTAAAAAGTTCTTCTTTAAATCTGCAGAATCTTTAGCTGATTGTTTGATGTGATTCATTGCTGCCTCTGAATCTTCTGCGAAATAAGCTATACCCTTACCTAGCCATCCAGCAATTTTTTCTACTATACTCCATAATTTTTTTATTGCAGTACCTAGTGGGCCTTCCCATATGTTCTCTCCAATTTCAGCTAAAACATCAAGTACACCCATAAATGCTCCTTTTATTTCCGCTAATTTAATTGCGAGCTTATCAGAGCCACTCTGTGCTCTTGTAAAGTAAGTAACCACTGAAACTAATGCTCCAATCAAAACAGATACACCTAAGGTAGCACTAGCCCAGAAACCCTTAGCAGCTATAGTTGCCAATTTTAAAGCCTTTATAGATTGCCAAATAAGCGATATAAAAGTAGTAAATGAATCTTTGATAGATATCACTGGCCACTTTAAAAACATACGGTATACTGCTGTTATATGTGTTTTAAGAATAATAAAAGCTTTACCTAAAAGTTCTACAGCAGGTGACAATTTATTATCAGCTACTGCTGCATTAAAGCTTTTTACTAGCTTATCTGACATTGCTATCTCAATTAACAAGCCTTTATAAGCTCCTTCGCATTGTACAACTGCTTGCCAGTATAGTTTAAATGGCGCAATTATTTGGCTTACTATATCTTTAAGTTTTGCAAATCCAGTAACTGCTGTTGCGATTGGTGCTGCAATTGCTGCAATCTTTCCCCATTCAATTGTTCCTATAGCTCCGCCTGTATTTACAGCTGCCTCTTTTATAAGCTTAAAATTAGAACTAATTGCTGAGAGTGTAGCTTTCGCACTATCTAATACTTTTATCTTAGACAGCGAACCTATAGCTTCTTTAGCTAAATTGGCAGTATTAGTAACATTTTTAATACTATTAGCTACTTCATTAAAATCAGAACCAAGAGATCCTGTTAAAGATGAAGTAAGAGCGCTAAACGAATCGCTTACTTTATTTATATCTTTTTTTGTCTTATTACTAAACCCTTGTATTGATTTAGCTACTTCGTTAATCCCTTGCTTAAACTTATCGGTTTCAAGGGTTATAGTTTCTTTTAATAAACCACCACCTCTAATTGCCATATATTATGTTTTAAATGATTTTCTAAATTCTTCCTTGAGGGTTTGAATTTGTTCTTTAGTTAATTCTTCCGGTTCTTCTTCATCGATAACTTCGGCATCTTCCCATGTGAATTTTAGAAGTTCTTGCGGGCTTTTAATTTTAGCACCCATACTTGATAATTGCCAGAAACCAAGAAGGCGGCACCTTTCCCAATCATCTCTCTTCTGACGTTTTAAACCAAGTATAAGAGCATCTAACTCCCACTCTGTCAATTCATCTAAGAAATAATCGGGCGAGATGCCGCCTTCAATAACTGCAAGGGCGTATATTTCTTTTAGGTTTATTTCTTCCCCTTTACTTTTTTTTTAGAATCTTCCGTTGTCGCTTCAGTAATAGCCGTACTTACTTCTTCGAACAATCCCTCAGTATTATCAATAATATCTAGCCAAGCGTCAAAGTTTATATCTTTGAATTTATCACGATTACATGCTGAAATCATGCAATACTGAAATTTTAGCACATCATCTATTGAATCGCTAATCTCTGATAGTTTCTTCTTGGCCATAATTTCAAAGTTCATCATACCACGCATTGTGCGTTTAATGACAACCTCACCTATTCCGTTAATCTCTAGTGTCTTCATTGTTCAATTTATGCGTTTGTTAATTCTCCAGTTCCCGTTAAGCTTACAGAGTACGTAACTTCGTCCTCAGTTGAGCCAGTAATAGACAAGCCAGTAATAATAGCGTTGCCTTTATAAATACAACCAGTGGTAAATTTAGCTGTGTTGTTATCATCTGTTGTGCTAGTAGTATAACTAACAGCTCCAAATTGAATAGCTACTGGTACACCAGCTACAAATGCTTTAAATAATGCGTTGTATTCTGTCATCGATTCACTCGTCATGTTTTCAGAGCTACATGTCCACGATTTCTTAGATATCTCGTACTCTTTCCAACCGCCAGAGCTTGAGTTGTTCATTTGCTTATAAGTAGTACTTGCTGTTTCAGTAGTATCAACTGACAAATCAAGTGTACAGCTTGTAGCGTAACCTTTTGGATCGCCGCCAATTCCTAGAAGCAAATTCTTACCTTTTAATACTCCCATATGTTATATATTATATTTATTGTTAATTCCTGAATGAATGCGTCATTGTATGTCTCGCTCGCATTTTCTATCTGTGCGTTTCTGTCTTTAAGTATAGAGCTAATGATTTTATTAGTAACTTCTACGCCTTCTGTGTAATTCTCAGATACTATAGATATTGTAAACTTAGCAACTGCTTCTTCAGCTCCAAACTTAGTATATCTTGGCACTGCATCGTTTCGTGTATATACTACAAATAAACCCTTGGTATTTTCCGGTGCTATTAATGGATAACATTGCGTACCTTCAGGTATATATCCTAGTATTTTTTTATTTATGTTTATCATCTCTTATTCCAGATTTTATTTATTATTTTGATCATATTATCCTCTATGATTCTTTGCGCCTCTTTTTGTTTATCTTCCACTGATTTTTCAAAAAATCCGTAAGTTTTTATCCTTCCAGTATAGCGTGATTTCTTGAGAGTTTTGCCACCTTTCTTTTTATTTATAACAAAGCGATTGGCTGTTCCCAATTCATACCAAGGAAGCATAAAACCTTTACCTTTGTTGTTGTTAATTCTAGCTACTACTTCTAAATACTTTCTGTCTGGCCTAATTCGTATAGCTTTAAAAAAACTACCATATTTTCTAGTAGAAAATTCAGGAGTAGCTTTTAGACGTTTCTTGTAATCATCGGTAATAACCTGTGCGGATTTCTTAAGAGTATCTATAATTACCTTGCGCTGTTTTTTTATATCTAATTGCTTTAGCCTTTTTATATATTCATCAGCGTTACTAGAGTAGTTAATCATTGAGTAAATCCAAGTATAGCGTCTTTTTGTCTTTATCTGGAATAATGGCAGATATAATAAACGTGCGGCCATTAAACACAACCCTCATAGTTTCATTTAATGCGTGGTATTTTCTAATATCGGCAGTTAATGAGTAAGTAGTGAATATTTCATCGTTGTCCGTGATCTTATCGCCTGATTGATAAGTAACCGAGGCCCTTATTGTCGTTAAATATTCCCAGGTTATATTCTCAGCTCCAAAATCATCAGTAACGCTGGAGGGTTGCCAAATCTCTAATTTATCAGTTAAAAGCCCAGCACGCATTAATAATTTCTATAATGTGCAAGTAAGTAATCCAAAGTATAGGGCACTTTCATAACACTACCCTGGATTACTGGCTCGCGGTTCATATATAAATTACCAATAAGAAGAAGTACTGCATGAGTAACAGAAGGAGGACAACCCTCCTCTGTCAACTCATCAAGTGAAGACACGTCGAGATTAACGCGTATGGCATCTTCCGATGCTTTTATCAAATCGTTAAGATATATATCTTCGTCAGTGTATTCTTCTTCTATGTTTAGATGTCTTTTAACTTCTTCTAATGATACTATCATTACTTAAACAGTTCCAGCTACGAAAGCTTCTGTTCTACGTGGTTTAGCGTCGAAGTATGCATTAATAACTAGACGGATAGCTCCGTTAGCTGCTTGAGTATAGGGGTCAACTGTCAAATCGATCAGTTTTTATATTTGTGTTATTTAATTGTTAATCTTATAATTTCTTATAAGCTCAGATCATATCTTCACCTTATAAATAAGGGCCTCCCGTTTCGCGGTTTTCTTCCGCTACGCCTTGCGGCTGATCGTTGAACGTTCCGATTTCTCGGCTTCGCTGCTGATTGTCCAATCTTTAAGATTATTACACGTAGTACTTAAAAGCTCTAAGGAGTTTCCAGCAATTAGAGAGGTGAATATTGGGGTTTCACATTCTGTGCGTATGCAATCACTCACATACGGGCCTCGTTTTAACTGTTAACCCATTAAGCCCCCCATTGTGCAATCACCAAATCTGCAAAGTTACCAAAGATAATACCAGAACATGCAGAAGTAGAAAGCACTGGATAACCGTTTACTTCGTTACCTTCCATTAAGAATTTACCAGAACCTGCATCAAGTGCCGTAGTTTTAAGTTTAGCCTTGATAGATGGAGAAACGATGAATTTGAAATCTCCGGATACATTCTTCTCTTCAAGCTCTTGCTCCATAGCTACAATTCCTGCATGTGTGATCGTTGCCGCTGTTGCATTTACGAACAAACCGCCTGGTTTTTCAGTATCACCTGCAACTGAACCCAAGATTGTAGATTCTAGCTTCTCAGTAATAGCGTTAACTATATCACGTTTTAGCATTTCCTCAGCAGATACGCTGTCTTGATTTAGGAATTGCTTAGATATGTCAATATAAGCAGTTAGACGTTTTGGTGATAGCTTAACATCAGAGAATTCACCTTTTCCGTCTTTAGCAGGGTTTACTTCACCTTCCCAACCAACTTGGCTACCCGTGTATGATGGTATACTACAGTTCCCGATCAAATTCGTCATATAAG